CAGTGTAGCTCCATTCACCGCCATAGACTTAGCACGAGCAATCGTTGAAGGATTAGCAACTGCTTTATATCGAGGGGTTGCAAGTTCAGTAAGACGATCCTCATTAGTATTCTTAATGATCTCACTAAGTTTCGTCTTGGTGATAGCGCCCGCTTGAATCGCTTCCCATTCCTTATCGGAGATTACAATCTGCTCTTTCTTAGCACCATAACGTTCACGGCATACCTCTAGTGCTTGATTCTTCAATCGCTTTACAAAGTCTGGGTCGTCTTTTAGATCAGGGTGGGCCCCCAGCTGCATGCGCACCCTCTCATTAGCCATGGCCTGAGCCTTGCGCTCTCTTGGTGCATTCATTCGAGCAATGCGAAGAGCTTCATTCAATCGAGCAACTTCAGTGGCATAAGCTTTGGCAGCGGTAGGGGAGTACTTATACGTACCCTGCCCAGCCTTAATACGTGACTCCCTAGCCAGGGCCTTCATGTCATTTGCATACCGGGCGTATACTTCTTCGATAGGGGTCCCCGAGGATAGGGTTCTTGCATCGGCAGTATTCCCCATCTTGGTAAGTTTTGTTTTACGGTATTCTTTTGTATACGTGACCTCCCCCGTCGGTGAAATATGTTTCTTATCGAAGGTTTTATTCGTATAGAATCGCTCATACATACCCGTCTTAGGATTTAGCCGCTCGCGAAATGTATTTACATAATCAGTTGACTTGGCCCGAGAAATAAGAGTGGACGCCCCACCAGCTTTACCGTTCTCTTTTACCTGGTATTTCTTCTTCAACTCAGATATACCATTGTCCAAATATGATGCTTTGTAATCTAACTTATGCTTCTCGGTATCGATTATGACCATCGAATGGCGGACTGCCCTAGCAATCTCAGATTCGCTAGCACCTTTGATTGTCATGTCTGTGATGAGATTAGATATGGTTCCCATCTCAAGTTGTTTTTGAAACTTGGGATACTTCTTATTCCAATCTTTCTCCGGCATTCCATATGCTTCGGTCGGATCAAAATTTGCTAATCCTTTAAGGGGCTTACTCGCTTTAAGACCAGTCCCCCTTGTCGGAATAACCAAGACAGAATCACCATCGAAGTCCGCGCCAGACAATTGGGCTGCTACCTTATGGTTAATACCAACAGCATCTCTAGAATTCCTAATAATATTTTTAGCTTCCTTAATATTATTGTTTACTCGAAGCGTTGGAATCTCAAACCTACCTGCATGCGGATGACGAACAAGCATAACCTCTTCACCATTCCGATAACCAGGAGCATAGATCTCGTTATCCTTCATTTTAGGAAATGGTAAAATAACGTGGCTAGCCTGCCTCGGCATAGCCGCAGCCTTAAGATGGACCGCCGCCGAATCACATGACTCTGCAAAGTCCATCAGCATCTTAGACCGAACTACAGAATTTGTCAGTTTGTCAAGGTCATCGAATCGTGCCTTGCTAGAAGAATATGACTTATCCAGTTGTTTCTTGGCGACGTCTACTGGCTGCTTAGATAGAAATTGAGATGATAGGGTCTTTGACCAATTACCCCAATCGCCTTCCTCATTAACAATGTTAATGGGTGACTGCTTCTTCTTACCATCCTTGTCAATATAATCTATCTGGGCTTTGACTAACTTCTCACCATTCTTAATTGATGCACCAAACGGATTGAATTCATCAATCTTACCTGTTGCCTTGTCAATCTTCAAGGGTTTAAGAACATCAGTCATCGGAGTGCCGCGATGCTTATTGGTGTTAAACATAACGTCAACGCCCTCTGGCAGATTGTCAGAATACATCGCCATGCCCTTGAGATAATGAGTTCCATCTACTGCAATACGCACTTGGGCATAATTGGCTTTTCCTAATGATAGGTCAGGCACACCCCTACGGAGCTCAATAACACCGTCTTTAAGAACGCCACCATCTTCGTTATAATTAATCTTGATTCGTTTTGAATCGAGATTGACTGGCTTTTTAACAGCTACGATATCGCGACCGAAGTCGTCGTTAGAATATAGGCCGGGTGGTGAAATATGCGCATTCTGTTTGATGACTTCTTTAAACTCAGACCCAGGAGGAGCAATCACTTTACGTGTTGTATCCTTACCCGTTCCTTGCTGCCGAATATATAGATTAAATACTTTATACCCACGGTCTTCCAACATAGCCACCGCATTATCTTTCATTGTGGCACTAACCCCAAGATAATCCTCAACACCAGAAGAAATATCGATTGGCCCTTGATTCTTGATAGCCTCTTCTAGTGCATTAGCGGTGTTTGTGGTTCTAAGATTTCGGTCCTTACGATTCTTATCAAGAAGTGATCGAACTGAAGACTCTCCAGCATAACCAAGTTCTCTTGCTATTGCTTCGTTAGAATATCCCTTCTCTGACAACTTCAATGCTTTTCGATATTCCTCAAGCTTCTTCTCATTCTTAGCATTAGAATATCGAGCTTTCATTTGCCGAATTGTCATACCCATGCCTTGAGCTATGTCCTTATCGGTAAGGCCCTTAGCCCTAAGGCCTTTAACATGCATGTAATAATTCAAAGCTGACTGATATGGATTCTCACCTGACCCCCAAGGATATCGACCAGAGTGTCTAGGGGTTCCGTAGTGAGCCAACCATTCGCTATACTCATCATCCGTAACGACATACTCTGGGAGTGGTTGTTCCATGCTAACGGCCTCCTATCTTATTTAATGTCTTATCCGATATGATGATTTGATCTATAATCTCGTCAATATAATCAGGTTCTGGATGCTCTTCTAAAATATCGTCAAACTGATATATGCGCATGATGATTTCAAGATCTTTGGGTTTCTTATTGTATTCCAAACAAAACAGAGCTGTATAAACTGCGAGTTGATCCATCTTAGCAGGAATAAGACCGGTCTTCAAATCATGTATGCGTACTCGCTTAAACTTTTCAGAATATGAGATAGCATCCGCTGTACCAAAACAATTAGCCGAATAATATAGAACTCGTTCTGATTCCATACCATACCCAATGGCATCGTTTACAAACATGTTAAGTGTTTTATGATTCTTTGGCAATCCTATACCGAATTCTATCAACTGACTCGCAAGCTCATGAATCTTAGTCCCTCGCTCTTTTGCTTGCATATTCAAATATACTTGCTCAAGCTTTTCCATGTCATACCTAAGCCATCGAGATTGACTTGGTGATAGAAATGCATGACACCCTCTAAGATCTGAATGATCGTTCCATATCATTAAGTATCTCCTTTTCGTTATCCGGATTCACGAAAGCACCATAAGACCACTCGGATGCTTTCTGAATATAGAAATCTTGATTTGGTCGGTGACTAGAATCTGAAGCTTGCTTAACTTCAAGAAATCCCCAATGGCTTTTATAAAGTATAATTAGATCTGGTATTCCCTGAACATAGTTTGCGTCGTTCTTCATAACTATGCACCCAGGAAATATATTTTTGAGTTTTTTTATTAGTCGTTTCTGATACTCAGCTTCTTTCATAGCACCTCCAAAATAAGCTCTCTGAAAGGTTGACAAAAAGGATAGAAGGGGATAAAATTGTTATCTCCTCCTATCCTAAGGCGTGTTTTTTATGCGTTTGGGGTCTGACCTGCGGTTTTATAAATCAAAAATATCATTTCGTGGAAAAATTTTGACTTTTTGAATTTTTGGGTCGTTTTTCTATATTTTTCAAATATGCTTTTTCATTAAAAATTTTCTTCTCATCCAGACATTTTCGTATCGCAGAATCAATTACAGACTTGGATTGAAATATGAAATATCGAAGGATTTTATACTTTGTATTCATTCGATCAATTCGTCCAGCGGCTTGCTCAAATTGTTTATACGAATATGGTAATGAATAGAATACAATCGTATCAGTTGTAGTACAATTCCATCCTTCTGACCCCGCCATGTATTGAACAAGATATATCCAAGACTTACTCCTAGGTAATGGGTCGTGGATTTGACCATTCCATTCTTTAATACGAATATGATTTCGTTTAGCCCATTTTCTCAACATCTCCAATTCATATGTAAAATTATAAAACAATATGATTCTTGGGTGTTCCAAATATATTTGTTTAAGCTTTCGTAATCGTGACGAATTTGAGTTTACTACCTTTCTTTGTAGATAACAAAATTGACTAACATTCTCTATTGGACAATTATCAAACGGATTCCATCGGTCTTTGGTAACTTTACAATATAAGTCTTTGTCAAATATGACATGAACAATTTTATACTCTCGAACGGTTTTACGATCATAGTCCATCTTAACCAAAATGTGATCTCTATAATATTCTAATTTACTCGTATTAATATATCGATCAACTTTGGGGTATTTGGCGAATCGATCAAACACAACATGTTGTCTATAAAAATCAGTTCGGTTTTTATAGAATCCATTTGCTATGAAAACAGAGACATAATCCAACCATTGATCACCTGGTGTTGCTGAAAGGATAATCCAATTATTCTTTTTAGCAATCGTTAAAAACGAACAAGCCCACTTTCCACTACCGCATACTCGCTGCTCATCAAAAATGAAAAACTTATTCTCTATATCTCGATAATGAGATATGTTATTCCAGCTATCAATGGTCAATTTGATAGGACCGATTGATTTACCAATCCTGAAATATGCACAATCTTCAAGCCATTCACCAGAATCTCGTTTCTTCGCAGTAGTAATAATATAAAGGTCGATTGGCTTTTTAGGCTCTGAATATGGTTTATATGAGCCCCGACACACTCTTGTAAAGAAATATGCCAGGGCCGTAATAGACTTACCAGAACCAGTGACTCCATTAAGAATAGAGCCAGTCTTAATCTTACCTAAAGCTTCGACCTGATATGGCCGAAGTTCCATTATGCCTCCGGTATAATTATTCCATACTCATCAATAATCGGATCTGGAACCATAGTGAAAGCTGCTGACTCAAGGCGCGCCGATATGCCTTGAAGCCCATTGAAATTGTACTTATATGGACGAATGTTTAGCTTTGCTTGCTGAATACGAATATGATCTAGTATATCAACTGTTTTCTCATTCAGAACATTTCTATCATCCGAATTATTTCCATTAATAAGTAAAATTGATGGGGGACGTTTTCCATACACAACCTTAACTTTCAAATATGAAACAAATGAACCATCAATCTCACTCGGGTTACTATCTTTAATTTTCCATCCTTCTGCACGAAGGGGCTCAACTTTATCCTCATCAATTATAACGCCAAAATAACGAATCCCTCCATTTGGATTATACTTATCGGGATTTCCTGCAAAATTCCTAAAATAAAGTTTAGCATTCTCAATGTAAAGATTCTCAATCCACTTACTCATTATTTATTTCCTTTCTTAGAAACCATAACATCGCTAATATCATACCCGACCGAACAAAGCTCGTGGTCTTTCACAAATTTAGAACACCTCTCACAATCAATATCAGTTCTACCGCATGGAGTCATCCATGGAATTTCTTGCTGATTGTTCAGAGGTTGCTGTAGGTCAACAAATTGTTCAAACGAACCAAACTTCTCAATCGTAGACTTAGCATTATCAATAAGCTCTTTATAATATTTGTGATCAACCACATTATCAAATATATCTTTATTTACTTCCTCAAATTCCTTCCATCGATAATTCTTAGTATTTGATACAGAAGAATATTTGTCGGTTCCAATGACATGACGAAACATGACTCCTCCGTCCTTTGTTACTGGAATGAATCGCCCGACGCGCCCTACAAACTTATAATCCGGCTCACCTTCTTTACCAATACTAAGATAAATGGATGCTGGCGCCTTTACCTCCCGAGTCTCTCCATAGTCGTCCATCTCCAATTTCTCTTTCGAAAACAGACTCTTAAATACAACCGGATGTGCAAACTGAGCCCCAGTGGCAGTCCATTGATTTGGTTTCTGTGGTGAGTCACTCGTTTGATGACCTATGAAGACTGCGTTGTTAACAAGACAGATACGATCCCATTTGGCTTCAATATCAAATTTATAGCCATACTCC